GTAACAATCACCCGTGAAGTTCGCACTTACAACCCTGAGGCAGAGATTTCATTCGTTAAGGATGTTTACGCTGCACAGGTTCGTGGAGATTACGCAGCACAAGAGCGCCTCACACGCCACACAAAAGAAGAATCAATTGAGCGCCGCGCAGTTGACACTGGCAACTTTGCCGGTTTAGTTGTTCCTCAGTATTTGGTTGACCTAGCAGCACCTTTTGCTCGCGCAGGCCGCCCAACTGCAGACTTTGCAACAGCAAAGCACGCACTACCTGCTGCAGGTATGTCACTTGAAATCTCAAGAATGACCACCGGAACTTCAACAGCGGTGCAAGAAACACAGAACACATCTGTTTCAAACACTGATTCAGATGACACACTTCTTTCAATTCCTGTACGCACAATCGCAGGACAGCAAGATTTGTCAAAGCAAGCAATTGAGCGCGGAACAGGAATTGACACTTTCGTAGTAGCAGACCTCATTCGTTCATTCCACACAACTGTTGATGCACAGGTTCTAAACGGAACAGGCTCAAACGGCCAGTTCAAGGGAATCCGCAACTCAGGTGGAAGCGCTGTCACATACACATCAACAGCACCAACAACTGCACTTCTTTACTCAAAGTTGGCAGATGCTTACCAAAAAGTTGAGAGCAATGTTTTCATCGCTCCAACACATTTCATTATGCACCCACGCCGCCTTGCAGCAATTCTTGCTTCAAGCGATTCAACAGGGCGCCCACTAGCAGTTCCAACTGCTCAAGGCCCAATGAACGCAATGGCAGCAGGCGCAGGGCTTCCAGGATACGGTAACTCAGGTTACACAATCCTTGGAATTCCTGTTGTTACAGATGCAAACGTTGGTACAACATACGGAGTAGCAACCAACCAGGATGAAATCTACTGTGTTGCAGCACCTGAAATGCACCTTTGGGAGCAAGCCGGTTCACCTTTCGCATTGTCATTCGATGCAACAGGTGCAGGTTCACTCACAATCAAATCTGTTGTTTATGGCTTCGGCGCGTTCTCAGCAGAGCGTTACCCACTAGCAGCCTCGATCATTTCGGGCACTGGCTTGGTAGCACCTACTTTCTGATCTAGAAAGTAAAAAAATTGTAAGAGGCGGGTCAATCTCCCCCGACTGGCCCGCCTCTTACTTCTTAAATAATCGGGGGATTATGAAAAGCGCACATAAAGTTTCAGTTGGCAGTTGTGACCCAGGCACCGTTGATGGCGGGTTTGCATTTAGCCTGATTCAACTTACTCAGTCACGATCATCTCGGCTTGGGCCATTTGTAAGAATCAAAGGCTCAGGTTTACTATCAAAGCAACGCAATCGTTTAGTAAAACAATTCTTAGAAACCAAATCTGATTGGTTGCTAATGATGGACTCAGATGAGCAACTGCCTGTTTCATCTTTTGATAAGTTAATTGAGGCAGCGCACGACACAGAGCGCCCAATCGTTGCAGGTTTAGTATTTGCAAGTTTTGAAACAGGCTTTCCTTACCCGCAACCAGTACCAACAATCTTTCAAGATGCCCCTGAAGGCTTTTTGCCACTGCACAAGTATGATAAAGATTCAGTTTTTGAAATTGATGCAGCAGGCACAGGGTGCTTACTTATTCATCGCAGCGTGCTAGAAAAGATGCGTGATGAGGCAGATGAACACCAAGGCAAAGATTGGGCTTGGTTTTGGGATGGGCCTATTAACGGCACTTGGATTGGCGAGGATTTGCAATTTTGCAGGCGCGTTCGATCACTTGGCTTTCCCATCTATGTCCACACAGGGGCGATATTGCCACACTCAAAAACATATTGGCTAGATGAACGGCAGCACGACTTATGGAACGAATAAAAAGAATTTTAAGAATTAAGGTAAAATCAAAGGAAACCGCTACTGCCATTCCTCAATTGGAACGAGCAATGGTTCCCAAAGTAGAAACGAGAATAAAGCGTGGCAATCACTAACGGTTACACAACTCTCAACGATGTGAAATCAGCTCTGAACATTGAAGATTCAATGGACAATGCGGGCATTGAAATGGCGATTGCTACTGCAAGCCGACAGATTGACGATTATTGCGGCCGTTTCTTTTATCAAAACGGCACCACACAGGCACCAAATGTGCGCTATTACACCCCTGAGAATTTCTACACCTGCGCCATTGATGACTTTGTAAGCATCACCGAGATCGCAACCGATGACAATTTTGATTTTAATTACAACACTGTATGGACTGCAACCGATGCAATGTTTGAACCCGTCAATAATCCTTCTCGCGGTTGGCCACGCAACCGCATTTTGTCAGTTGGCGCTTATGTATTCCCACGCACATTGCCACAATCCTTGCGAGTCACAGGCATCTTTGGATGGCCAGAGGTCCCTTACGAGGTAAAGACTGCCGCTAAGATTCAAGCCTCACGCCTGTTTCTTCGCAACCAATCCCCGTTTGGGATTGCAGGCTCAACCGACATTGGCACCGTACGCCTTGCAGCCAAGTTAGATGCCGATGTTGAGGCCCTGCTACGCCCTATGAGGCGCAATAACGGCTTGGCTGTCTAGTGATACCAAGTGCCGTTAGAAACGGCTTAAAAGCCAACCTAGAGGCAATCAAGGGGCTTCGGGTTTATGAGTTAATTCCAAGCCCTGCCGTAGCACCCGCCGCCGTTGTTGGCCAATTAGATTTCACATTTGATCTCAATAATGCTCGCGGATTAGATCAGGCAAACCTAGATGTAGTTGTTTTGGTTCAACGCCTAGCAGAGCGCAGTGGCCAAAATGAACTTGATAAATACCTTGCAGGAACCGGGGCGTATTCAATCAAGGCAGCAATTGAATCTGATCTTACTCTTGGCGGGGCTTGTAACACATTGCGAGTTACCTCAGCCGAAGCCGGAAATTACACATCAGGTGATATTGAGTTTCTTTCGTACCGCTACCGCCTAACCATTTACGGATAAGGAGAAAAAATGAGCTACACAGTTGTTTCAGATAATTTTGAAGCCAAGAAAAAGGGTGAGTCAATCACCGAAAAAGAATTGCTTGAACTAGAACTTAACATTGAGGCGCTAGTTGCAAGCGAACACATCACAAAAACCGCAACAATCAAACCAGTAGAGGAAGTCAAATAATGGCCCGTTTAGTTCTCACAGATGCTTCCGTTGTAATTAACGGTGTTAATCTTTCATCATTTATCACATCAGTTTCATTAAGTACAAGCCAAGATGTTATTGATAACACAGGAATGGCATCAGGCGGAGCGCGTACTCGCCAGGCAGGGCTTGCTGATAACTCAGTGACTTTTGAGTTCAATAATGATTATGCAGCACTTGGGCCTGAGGTTTCAATCAATGCAGTTGGCTCATCCCTAGTTGGGACAAACACAACAGTTGTTGTTAAGCCAACATCTGAAGCCGTCGGTGCCGCAAATCCTAGTTATTCATTTTCCTGCGTTGTTGCCGAATGGCAGCCTTTGTCGGGTGCTGTGGGCGAGTTGGCCACGGTTTCAACTACTTGGCCAATCTCAGGTGTAATCACAAAGGCGATTGCATAAATGGCGCGCCTAGTCCTAACAGATGCAAATGTTTTGTTTGCTACAAATGACATCTCACAATATGTTACTTCAATCTCATTAAGCACTTCCTTTGATGTCATTGACACCACGGGCATTTCAGCACCAGGGGCAGCACGCACCCGTGTTGCGGGCCTTGCTGACAATTCAATCACAATTGAGTTCAACAATGATTATGCAGACAATGCACTTGAAGAATTGATAAACGGAACAACTACAACTAACGGAACCGTTGGCCTAGTTGTTGCAATGCAGGTCAAGCCAACAAGTGCAGCAACAAGTGCAAACAACCCAAAATACAATTTTAACGTGCTTGTTGCTGAATGGCAGCCTTTATCGGCAGCCGTTGGTGAATTAAGTACAGCAAGTGTAACTTGGCCAATTTCAGGGGCGATTGCAAAAGCAATCGTTTAATTAAACAAGGGGGAATATAATGGATGGATTATCAATCAAGGTAAAGACAGTTGACGGTGTTGAGGTTTCGTACAAATTAACACCACGCATTATTGTCGCATTTGAGCAAAACTTTGGCGCAGGTATGCCAAAATTGCTAGGAGAGCAACAAAAAGTGGAGCATATTTACTGGCTTGCTTGGAAGTCACAACAAGTTAATGGAGTTGTTGTGAAACTTTTTGGCCCTGAGTATTTAGACACAATTGTAAGCGCAGAACTTGAGGCTGATGCCTCTTTCGAATCCACCGCAACAGCCTGACTTATACAATAGCGGCGGTTGCGGTTGAAACAGGAATAAGCCCAAACGAATTACTAGATGCGCCCGAAGGTATCTTTGAGGCGATCACGATCTATATGAAGGAACGAGCTAAGGCCAATGGCGGATGAAGTAATTGTTTTGACAGGTATTAAAGAAACACTTGCTGCCTTGAAAGATTTTGACAAGGATGCCGTCAAACGTTTTAACAAGGTTATCAATGATGAACTTGCAGGCGCTGAAAGAGATGCCCGCAACATAATCAAAGATGAACCACCAATGAGTGGATGGCGCAAGGCAGATGCTGCCAATGGTCGCTCTCGCGGTGGTTCAGGTTGGCCTGGTTGGGATGCAGGCGAAATCAAGTCAAAGATTACTAAGAGCAAAGCGGAGCGCAGAGTAAAACGTAACTACACAACAAGTGCTGGTGCCTTACTTAACAAATCTGCGGCAGGTTCGATCTTTGAAGTTGCAGGCAGAAAAACCAAATCAAGTGTTGGCGGTGGCAGTAGCGCACAATTTCTTAGAACACTTGGCAACAGATTTGGTAAGGCATCGCGTGTAGTATGGCGCGTTGTTGATAAAGACAAAAGCAAGATTGAAAAGAATGTGGCCGATGCTCTCAATGATGCAAAGGCAGAGTTACAAAAACATCTTAACGGAAGGCGAGGCTAACAAATGGCAGTTGGCTCAATTGTTGCTCGCATCCTCACCCAATACTCTGATAAAGGTTCAAAGGCTGCCTCAAAAGATATAATGAAACTTGGCAAGTCTTTTGACGATTTTAGCAAAAAGGTAGGCAAGGCTTTTTTAATAGCAGGCGCGGCATCGGCTGCATTTGCTGTAAAACTAGGCGTTGATTCTGTTAAAGCTGCGATTCGTGCACAAGGTGAGCAGCAAAGACTCAATCAAATCTTGCTTACAACAAACGGTGCAACAGCAGAACAAGTCAAGATTCTAAATGCACAAGCTGAAGCCCTTGAAAAAGTTGGCGTAGTATCTGCTGGTAACATTTCTGTTGTCCAATCGCAGCTCGCAACATTTGATTTGCAATTCTCATCTATTCAAGCACTAACACCTGCAATTTTAGATTATGTGACTGCGGAAAAGGGTGCAACTGCCTCAGCAGGTGAGTTTAAGACAATGACCAATGGCCTTGCTCAAGCGCTAAATGGTCAATTTGGCGCTTTGACACGAGCCGGTTTTGTACTTGATGAACAAACTAAAAAACTTATATCAAACGGTACTGAAGCAGAGCGTTCTGCTGCAATTGTTAAGGTTCTAGATTCTACCTATAAGGGATTTAATAAAGAGTTACTTAAGACTCCTGAAGGTGCAATTATAGCCCTTCAAAACTCTTTTGAAAACATTAAAACAACAATAGGTAATGCATTATTACCTTCATTGATTCAATTTGTAAATATTTTGCAAAATAAAATTATCCCTCAATTTGAGGTATTTATTGCACAAAATAAAGATAAACTGGCACAAGCATTTGCAACCGCAGCACAATTTGCCCTTCAATTTTTAACAGTAGCAATGGCATTTAGCACTTGGGTTTTAAATAACACAACAACCGTTAAAACTCTTGCAGGGTTTATTGCAGGAATGTTTATTGTAAGTGGCGTTGCAAATTTCTTGACAACACTTGCAGCAATCACAGCGGCTTATAGAGTCCTTGCTGCAACTGCAACAGGTGCAGCGATTGCATCGGCTTTTGCTACGGGTGGCATTTCCGCTTATGCAGGTTTGGCTGGTGTTGCAGTAGTTACTGCTGCGTTGACAGCAAATGCAGTTAAGGGTGGTGGTGGAAGTACCCCATCAACATCTAAACCAACTCTCAATGGATATCTTGGCTCAATGCCTGTTGGCAGTGCTATTGCACAAACACCATCTATCGGGGCAACTAAAACAACCGATACTTTGGCGGCATTCCTTGCAGCCCTTAATAAAAACACAACCGCAACTGTTAAAAACACAAAATCTGTTATGGACCAAGCAACCGAGAGCGCAATGAAACAACTTGCAGCTCGTCAGGCAGCACTTTCAGGTTCAGCATCCATTGCAATTGGCGGTTCAGGGGCAAAGGCATTTAGCACTAGAAACTCAAATGGTGGAATGAACGTTGTTGTTAACGGCGTTATTGGCTCACCTGATGAGGTTGTTCGCGTAGTTCAAGATGGTATTGCAAACTCAAGCCGTCGCAATGGTCGCTCTGGTGGCGGTGGCCGTATGGCACCGTTGGTGCTGTAATGACAGCATTTGACGGGGTAACATCGCCATCTATCGCAGTTCAATTCCTCAAAAGCGGAACTTGGACAAGTGTGACAGTTACCGATGTTGTAAAAATTGACTTTCGCCGTGGCCGTGATCGCAATGATTTAAGAGATGAAGCCGGCTTTGCAACGATTGTTTTTAATAATACTTCAGGCATCTATGACCCTGACAACACAAGTGTTTCAAGCCCGTGGGTTGTTGGTGGCGTAAGCATTTTGCGCGATGGCCTACAAATGCGCATTATGGCAACGTGGGCATCTGTTACCTACTCATTGCTTTACGGATTCCTTGAAAACAATTACATTAACCAAGGATTTTTGCCGAATGTAACAATGACTTTTTATGATGGTATTGGGTCCATCGCTGATGGCTTCGCCCCCGCACTCGCAGTGGCAGCCAATTCAGAAAGCGCAGCGAGCCGCGCAGGGCGGATGCTTGACTTTGCAGGGTGGCCATCGGGTGCTGCTCGATCATTGACAGGCACAACCACGATGCTTGCAACTGTCCAAAATCGCGGATGTATGCAAGCAATTACAGAATGTGTTGATGCTATTGCAGGCCGTTTCTACATCTCAAAATCAGGCGTGGCCACGTTAGTTCCGTTGGCCGATAAATTTAGCCGCCCAACTCAGTTACTTTTTAGCGATTCAAGTGCTAGCAACACCGTCAAGTATCAAGATTTGATTAGTAATCCTGGCACAAGTTATGTGGTCAATCAGGCAATTATTACGCGAGTGGAAAAGACGCAGGTTACATCTACATTTAACCCTAGTGAAGATGCTTATGGAGTGGCAAAGAAAGAGATATTTGCACCTGTAAACACAAACACAAATGCAACTAATCTAGCCCTGTATGAATCACGCAAGATCGCTGAGCCTGATACCTATATTGAACGCATTGATTTCAACGGCCTTTCGGTTGCTGATCTTGGCCTTCTCTATCCCGACTTTTTGGCCACAGAGTTAGCCGATCAAGTAAGCGTGCAGCGCACAACTTATGATGGCCGCGCAATTCAATGGAACTTAGTCATTGAGGGTATGAAGCAAACAATCACACAAAACAATTGGTTTGTTTCTTTTAACACATCCGACATTAACCCATACTCGATCACGATTTAGGGGGAACAATGCCTTTATGCCCGCAGATCACCAACACCCCAATTACTGTTGTTCAAAATGCAGATTTTACCGTTTCAAGCGTTATTCCTGTTGTGCCTGCAAATACTCAAGAGGTAAGTGCGGCAAGTGCTTCGGCGGCGGCTGCACTTGCAACCGCAAACACTGCTCTTGCCAATGCCGCAACTGCATTTACAACGGCTCAAAATTCTTTGCAACCAAGCGCATTTGCTATTCAAAACCCAAGTACCAAACAGTTAAGTTCAATTGATGCGACAGGTTTGACCGTATACGTCAACTCGCCAACAACAGGTGCGCGTGTTGTGATGAACTCTGCAGGGCTTGCAGGCTTTAACTCAGGTGGCAGCCCAACCTTTTCAATTAGCGCTTCAACGGGTGCAGCGGTGTTTTCGGGTAGCGTTACGGGTTCAGCCATTACAGGTAGCACTCTTAATATAAACGGTAATGCCATCATTGATGCAAGCGGTTTTTTAACTGCTACAGGCGCAACGATCACGGGCACAATAACCGCAACAAGTGGCAGTTTTACGGGAACAATTAATTCAACTTCAGGAACCATTGGTGGCTTCACTATTGGGACAGACAATATATCTGCAGGTTCAAGTTTAAACATTTACAGTAGCGGCACAATTACTGGCGGAAACTCATCCACTCTTTTCTATGGATTTGTAAATGTTGGTGGTGGCACTGCCGGTAGTGAAAGACTTATTGTTACAGGCAACTCAAGTTTTGATGGCACAATAGTTACTACAGGCGCAGCAACTATTAACGGAGAACTGCGTGCAGTATTTGGACAAAACAACCCTGTTTCAAATGCAGCAAATGTTTGGATTTCTTCAACAGGTCAAATTCGCAGAACAACGGCTTCATCATTGCGATACAAGGAAAACATTACAAATTTGAGAGATGTGCCTGAATTAGACCCAAAGAAATTGCTTGAAATCCCTGTTCGCGCTTTTTCATACAAGAATGATTTTATCGTTGCAGGCGATGATAGATCAGGAATCCTAATTCCTGGCCTTATTGCCGAAGAAGTAGATGCCATCTACCCATTGGCGGCAGATTATGCAGATGGTGAAGTTGAAAATATAAATGACCGCGCCATTTTAGTTACGATGCTCGCACTTGTTCAAGATTTGTACAAAGAAATTGCAATACTCAAGGGGGAATAATGGAACAACAAGAACTAGATATTCAAGCGGTGCTAAAGGCCCTGCGTGAGATCATAGGTAACCAAGCACAACAAATCGCAATCCTCACTGCAACCATTGAGGCATCCAACACACAACCGTAAAGGCGCAAAATGACACCAGCAAATTGGGCAGGGCTTATTGTTTCAATTATCAGCATCGCAGTTGCATTTGTAGGCGCAGTAAGATGGTTGGTTAAACATTACCTTTCTGAACTTAAGCCCAATTCGGGAAGTTCAATGCGCGATTCAATCAACCGCTTAGAGGTGCAGGTTGAGACAATTTTGAAACTTATCCAAAACAGATAGAGGGGCAGTAATGAAATCTTCAAATGGTTGGCCTGCAAGTGCTACACAATCTGATATTAGTATCCAAATTTTTACCGTTGTGCATAGCATCCGACCTGTTCGCTTGCGTTGTGCAAAGGCAGTGGCACCTTTACTTGTAGCCGCTTGCAAAGAGTGGCATAAAACCGTTGAAAAGTTAGAGCCGGGCGAAGTGCAAGGTTACGCTTTCCGCGATGTACGCGGTGGCAATGGCACACTTTCAAACCACGCCTCAGGCACTGCGGTTGATATATGGCCAAGCCGTCACCCACAAGGTGACAAAGACGGAAACCTCACAAAAGAACAGCAAAATGCTATACTCGCAATCTGTAAGAAATATGGTTTGCGATCAGGTGGCACTTACAAAAGTGCAAAGCCCGATTGGATGCACATCGAAATTGATGTAACACCCGCAAAGGCCGCCTTACTAATTAAGAACTTGAAAGGTTAAAATGAAACTATCACCTAAATTTAAAAATGAGTTCAAGTCATATTTACGCTCTGTTGGCGTTGCCACGGTTACAGTCTTGTTGGCTCTTGTTGCTGACATCAAGCCTGAATACGCAATTTTGCTTGGCTCAGTTGCTGCACCTATTTTTAAGGCAATTGACCCAACTTACAAATCTTTTGGCATTAACTCAGACAAGTAATTACCATAGTTTTGGAGCAGATAAATGGCGGCAGGGACACTAGATTTTACAATTGAACAAGGCGCGACTTTCAATTTATTGCTTACTTGGAAAATTGATAACACACCCGTAAACATCACAAATTACACCGCACGCCTACAGGCGCGCGTTGATGTTGAGGATACTGAGGTCATTGTCTCGCTTACAACAAGCAACGGTGGAATTACCCTTGGCGGCGCACTTGGCACAATTAGCCTTGACCAAAATGCAACGCAAACTGCATTATTACCTGCCGGCACATTTGTTTATGATTTAGAGCTAATTTCAACGGCTGGCGCAGTCACTCGCCTAGTTCAGGGTGAGTTAAACATCTCGCCTGAGGTGACTCGATGAGTTCAATTGTTTACGTCTCATCAAGCACAACTGATGTAATTGTTGAGATTGCATCAACTTCCGAAGTAATTATTTCCAACGATCAAGGACCACAAGGCGCGGCAGGTGCCACAGGCCCTGTTGGTGCCACAGGTGCTACAGGTCCAATTGGTGCAACAGGTGCCACAGGCTCAATTGGTGTAACAGGACCCATTGGCGCTACAGGCCCAATCGGTGCTACAGGTCCAATTGGTGCAACAGGTGTAACTGGTCCAATTGGTGTAACAGGTCCAATCGGTGTAACAGGTCCACAGGGCGAGGTAGGCCCAACAGGTGTGACTGGCGATGTCGGTGCCACTGGTCCTACGGGGCCACAAGGTGTGCAGGGAATTCAGGGAGATACGGGTACCACGGGTGCCACAGGGACAACAGGTGCAACTGGTTTAACGGGGGACACTGGAGCAGTTGGGCCAACAGGTGCTACAGGCCCAATCGGTGCAACGGGAAGCAACGGCCCGACAGGTGCCACAGGTGCCACAGGTGTTCAAGGTCAAGGTGTAACAATTCTTGGCTCTTATGCTACGGAAGCCGATCTTATTGCTGCTCATCCGACTGGCAACGCGGGCGATGCCTACATTGTGGGCACCGACCTCTACGTTTGGAACACATCAACTTCTTCTTGGGAAAATGTCGGTCAGATTCAAGGACCAGTCGGTGCAAGCGGGGCCACAGGCCCCATCGGTGCAACGGGTACAACTGGCCCGACTGGTACAACAGGTGCCACTGGTATCACAGGTGCCACAGGCCCTGTCGGTGCCGATGGTTCTAATGGGGCAATTGGTGCAACGGGTGCAACAGGATCGCAAGGTGTTCAAGGCATTCAAGGCGTTGCAGGTGATGTCGGTGCAACAGGTCCACAAGGTATTCAAGGTGATGTTGGTGCAAGCGGTGCAACAGGTCCACAAGGTGTTCAAGGTGTTGTTGGTGCAAGCGGTGCTACAGGTCCACAAGGTATTCAGGGTGATGTTGGTGCAAGCGGTGCTACAGGTGCAACAGGACCGCAGGGTGTAACGGGAGATGTTGGTGCAACAGGAACCGCTGGCGCAATCGGTGCAACAGGTGCAACAGGTCCACAAGGTATTCAAGGTATTCAAGGTGATGTTGGCGCAACAGGGCCTGCGGGAACTAACGGCGCAGTTGGAGCAACGGGTGCAACAGGGCCGCAAGGTATTCAAGGTGTTGTTGGCGCCACTGGCGCCGCTGGTCAAGATGCCAATGTCTTTATAGTCAATTACTTAGATGGCGGTGGGTCAATACCGAACACGGACATTATTTACATATCTGGACTCTCAGATGCTACATCTTGGACTTATACTATTGACGCTGGAGCGTCAGTTGTTTCATATTAACCGAAAATAAAGAGGAGATACTATGACATCACGGATGCAGCAACGCCGAGATACGGCAGCAAACTGGACATCAAACAACCCGACCCTTGCTGCTGGTGAGTTAGGGCTTGAAACGGACACTGGCAAAATCAAGATCGGCACAGGTTCTACTGCTTGGACTGCACTTGCCTACGCAGCAACTGGAACAGTTACTAGCGTGACTGCGGGAACTGGCTTATCTGGTGGCACGATCACAGACTCTGGAACTATCTCTATCAACACAGCAGTTACAGCCGACTTGACTACGGCGCAAACTTTAACAAATAAGACTCTTACTGCCCCGATAGTTAATCTTGCCTTCAACGCACAGACTGGCGCGAATTACACACTCGTTGCAGCCGATAAAAATAAATTATTAACGACTTCAAACGGCTCAGGTGTCACGGTGACAATTCCCACGGGCGTATTTGCAGCAGGTGAACAAATAAATGTGCAATCAATCGGCAATGGACTGACCACAATTTCAGGAGCAGCGGTAACTATTACCTCAACAGGTGCAAGTGCTATCGCGCCAATACTTCGCGCAAGATACTCAGCAGCAACTATTATTTGCACGGCGGCTGGAGTATTTACCGTGATCGGAGACATCGCCTAATGCCTATTCTTGGAATTATTGCTTCGTCTAGATTATCTGCCGTTGCCGTTGGTGATTACGAGTCTATTGCGACGGTGAGTGTTGGTTCTGGTGGTCAGGCTAGTGTTACTTTCTCGTCTATTCCTGCCACTTTTAAGCACTTGCAGATTCGGGGAATTGGCAAAGACAACAGAGGGTATGGTTATGATAATTTAATGGTTCAATTCAATTCAGACACGGCTACGGGAAATTACACGACACATCTTCTAGACGGGGACGGTTCGACAGCCTCAGCAGCGGCGTATGTCCAAAACATAGCCACCGCGGTAATTGTAAATGCTCTGTCTGATACAACATATCTTGCTAATGGATTCGGAGCGTTTGTAATTGACATTTTAGATTATGCGAATACATCTAAATACAAAACAACGCGGGCACTTGGTGGGGTAGACAATAACAACACGATTGGCATAGTTGGTCTTACATCTGGTTTGTGGTCAAACACAGTTGCAATATCTTCAATTCTTATAAAGGGTCTAAATGGTGGGACTTTGCAACAATACTCACACTTCGCCCTTTACGGAATAAAATAATGATTAACTTTGAAAGGGGAATCTAATGCCTGCTGGTAAGACTTATGAACCTATAGCGACTCAAACACTAGGTAGTGCTGCTGCCTCTGTAACCTTCAGTTCTATCTCTGGGGCTTACACTGATTTGGTTTTAGTCGCTAACTATATTCCGACTACGCAAGGTAATACTATACGCTTGACTTTCAATTCAGACTCGGCAACAAACTACTCTAAAACCTACGTGGGCGCCTGGACAGGCAACTTTACAGGAAGCACGCGTTTCTCCAATTATTCTTACCTCTTCAACCTTTGGCAAATTGGTGGTGTATTAGGACCTAATATCGTGACCTTTAACATTATGAATTATTCTAACACAACCACTTTTAAGACTTGCTTACTAAGGGCAAGTACTGTGTCGTCACCCGATAGTGAAGTTTCTGCTGAAGTTGGATTATGGAGAAGTACCGCCGCAATCAACACAATTCTTTTAACTTCGTCATCAACTACTTTTGCTATCGGCTCCACCTTCTCTCTCTACGGAATTAAGAGTTCCGCCTAATGCCATATAAAAATCATTATCCTTGCGGAGTAGAAGGATGCGAAAAGTCAATCAGTGAAAGTAGGTCTGCATAATGGCTAATACATTTGTACAAATCGGCACAACAATCACAGTCGGTTCAGGTGGTGCTGCTGACGCTGTCTTCTCTAGTATTCCTGCAACTTTTACTGATTTGAAGGTGGTTGCTTCTATAAGACCGTCTGCACTTGACGATTTGTACATTAAGTTTAATACAAGTTCTGCGTCTTTTAGTGGTAGGAGTTTGCGCGGTTCTGGTAGTGGTAGTGGGAGTTCTGACACAGGTGCTTATTGGGCGATTCCACAGATATCAACCGCCAGTGTATTTAATTCATTTGAACTTTATATACCAAATTATGCCAGCGCAAACAATAAATCGTTTTCTGTAGAAGCCGTTTCTGAAAATAATGCAACAACCGCCTATATGAATATGAGTGCTGGATTATGGTCTAATACTGCTGCAATTACAGAGATAAATCTATATTTTGTAACTGCGTCCATCGCTCAGTTTTCAACCTTCACCCTATACGGAATCAAGAAAAACTAAGGAGCAATAATGACACACCCAACAAGAATAGAAGTAAACTGCGAAACTGGTGAAGTGCTAGAAATAGAACTTACCGATGCAGAAATGGAACAGCGAGAAGTTGACGCTGCTGCTCACGCGATTGAACGAGCAGAACAAGAAGCCGAAGCAACTGCTAAGGCAGAGGCTAAAGCAAGAGGTAACGCTAAGTTACTTGCGCTAGGTTTAACTGCCGAGGAAATTGCTGCTCGGTAATATAGACTGTTGCTATGAGATTCCACGTAGTCAGCCTGCCACATACACAGGTAACTAAAGATTATGCAGGGTGCGCCTTTACTGAAAAGGTGCGCCGTTTTGTGATGATGATGAAGGCGCAAGGCCACACCGTTTATCTTTATGCAGGCGAGGAATCTGAAGGTGTCGAGGATGAACTGATCACTTGCATTTCAGAGCAAATGCGAGCTAGCGCTCAAGGTTCTAACCATTACACAAGTGTTTCATTTGATACATCACTGCCCCATTGGCAAACTTTCAACGCCAATGTGATCGCAGGCATCGGCGCAAGACTGCAAGAAAAAGATTTTATCTGCCTCATCGGGGGCGGCGCCCACAAGCCCATTGCCGATGCCTTTCCTCAAGTGATGTCAGTTGAGTTTGGCGTTGGATACGGGGGCGTGTTCAGTAAGTACCGAGTTTTTGAGTCCTATGCCTGGATGCACTCAATCTATGCAGGGTGGAAAAATCCCACAACGGCCGACGGCCAATTTTACGACGTCGTGATTCCTGGCTATTTAGAGCCTGAGATGTTCCCACTTGGCGATGGGCAAGGCGATTACTACTTGTTTATTGGTCGCTTAATTGATCGCAAAGGATACCGAATTGCCCAAGAAGTCTGCCAAAGATTAGGCAAACGCCTTATTCTTGCAGGTCCCGGCGAGCAATCAGGCTACGGTGAGTTTGTCGGCAGCGTTGACCCCGAGACCCGCGCAGAGTTGATGGGCGGTGCGATTGCAACATTCGCGCCAACTCTTTACATCGAGCCGTTCGGCAATGTGGTCATCGAATCGCAGGCCTGCGGTACGCCAACAATCACAACCGATTGGGGCGCATTTGTGGAGAATAATCCGCAAGGTGTCACAGGCTTTAGGTGTCGTACATTACAAGAGTTTATGCAAGCAGCCGTTGGTGTTAAATTATTAGACCGAAACGCAATACGTCAGCGTGCGGTTGCACTGTACAATCTTGATACTATCGGCCAACAATACAACGACTACTTTGAACGCTTGCTCACCTTATGGGGGCAGGGTTGGTATGAAATGGGGGATGTATGAACAGAGGCGAAGTTCTAGATGAGGCCAAGCGCCTTACCTATGGTGACCGCAATGTTTCCTACGATGAGCCAAGGATTAACCACAAACGCATTGGTGTCATTTTAGGAATTGTTTTAGAGCGATATGTTGAATCGGCACAACCGGGAGATGCGGTGCCACCTGAAGTTGTTGCATTGATTATGGCGGGGATGAAGTTGGCGCGATTGTCAGCATCACCTGCTCACCTTGATAGTGCAATTGATTTGGCGGCATATGCCGCAATTTGTGCAGAGTTAGCGCAAACAATAGAATAAGTCTCAGGCGATCACACGCCCCCAATAACAAAGCCCCGCACCTGTCCGTTCACAGGTTGCGGGGCTTTGTTGTCTTTTTATGGCGCAATAATTAAGTATTCTTTCAACGCTCTAATAATGATGCTTGAGACAGTTGCACCTTCAGCCTTGGCCTTGGTGCTGACCTGTTGCCATAAATCATTTGATACTCTCACTGATCGAAGTGGGGTCACAGTGGCACACACTCGCTCATTGAACCCCAACACCAACCGAGAAACTCTGCACTTGGAGCCAAGATTCCAACCCACCACAGATGTAACACAATTTGCACTAAGACAAATGCGCCAACTGCGATTGCCAATGCCCGTACGCGCTTACCGCGCTTGGTCAGTTTCATTTGCTTTCCAACTCTGCGATAAATGCAAGGGTCAGTGCGCTGTTGGCGATGGCAGATCGCAGGGCGGTTTTCATCTCATCAATGTCTGCATTTTCCGAAGCGTTGTTTAGTTCTTTTGAGATGTTGTACATTTCTGAAGCGATATCAATCATCAAATTCTTATAGGCACCCATTTTATTTTTCTCCAATTCTAATAAGGAAACAATCAAAACATTCGTGCATTTTGGCTACTGAGTCAAACTTACCGCCACAGTTGAGGCAGGTGTTCTCTGTGGTTGACATTATGCACCTGCCTTTTCTGAGTAGTTAAAGTTGCGAACCCAATTTTGAGCATCTTTTAGAGATGTGTGATATTGCTTAGAATTTTCAAAAGGAATTAACCAACCAAACTTTTTAGATTCTTCGGTGTCAATCTCTGCAGAAAACCAAGAGCGAGGACCACAGTTTGAAATAATAATTTGATCGTCGGAAGTGCGATATGACCAACCATTGATTTTGTGAAATTTAATCATTATGCAACCGCCTTTCTCTTTAAGTAAATCCTTGATTCAGGTATCCAATTGCCTAAATATGAGTCAACTTCTCGGTAGCAATTTCTACAACCAATGTATCCATCGCAACCTTTTGCAGTTGCACCGCAACAAGATGTAAGACCTGTTAATTCCCCAACAAACGGTGCCTGAGTTTCACGAACAATCAAATTGCCGTATTCATCAATGCCAACAAAATCTGCAACTGCCCATTTAGGGGCAAGGATGTATTGATCATTTTCTAAAACAATTCTTACTCTGCGTGGTTGTCTAGTCATTATGCACCTACTTTTGAGACTTCAACGATTTCAACAACTTCAAGGTGCCAACGTTTATTTATATTTTTTGCATCTACTTCCGCTTTTTTAAGCGAAATGTGGAACTTTGCGCCAATATTTCCACGAACAAAAACTCTATCTCTAATGTGAAACTTTGCGGCAAGATCTTCATCAACACAAACTCTATCGCTAATGTTCTTGTAAATAACAGCGTGTGTAAAAACTTTATTCTCAGAATTGCGATT